AGAACGTTTGATGATCAAACTTCCATTTGCAGGCGTAAAAGGTGAAACAGACTCACGTCCTGTACAAGTACAAATTCCATGTATGGAAATGTACGGTCAAACATGTGACATTCTAAATGAAGTACGTGGTTGGTTTAAAGATCCAAGTCTTGAAGATATGGGTCGTAAATATTGGAAGAAACGTTCGTATGTATTCCAAGGTTTTGTAACGGAAAATGCACTTAATGAAGATTCTACTCCAGAGAATCCGATTCGTAGATTTATTATTGGGCCACAGATTTTCCAAATTATCAAACAGGCACTTATGGATCCAGATATGGAAGAACTACCAACAGATTATACTGCTGGTGTAGACTTCCGTCTTAACAAAACAAGTAAAGGTGGATATGCAGATTATTCAACATCTAATTGGGCACGTAGAGAGCGTCCACTAAATGATGCTGAAATGAAAGCAATTGAAACACATGGCTTGTTTAACATGAGTGACTTTCTTCCAAAACAACCTTCAGAAACTGAAGTAAAAGTTATGAAGGAAATGTTCGAGGCATCAGTTGATGGTGAAGCATATGACATGGATCGTTTTGGTCAGTATTTCCGTCCTGCGGGAATGGCGGCAAGAACAGGTGATCCACAGGCAAAAGCAGGAACTCCTGCTCCAGCAACACCACCAGCGGCTCCAGCAACTCCAACACCAGAACCAGAAGCGGCACCTGCTCCAGTAGCAGAAACTGCTCCAGCGGCTCCGGCTACAGAGACACCTGCACCGTCAGGTAAAGCTGAAGACATTTTGTCAATGATTAGAGCACGTCAATCATAAACATTTAACAAGATTTGTAGGGGAGCAATCCCCTACTAGCTTATAACAAGGAGAAACTATGGCTAAATCATTTGATGTTAGTAAGTTCCGAAAGGACCTAACAAAAAGTATAACAGGTATGAGTAGTGGCTTTAATGATCCTACAGATTGGATTAGCACAGGCTCATATGCACTTAACTATCTAGTATCAGGCGACTTTCACAAAGGTGTGCCACTAGGTAAAGTAACAGTGTTTGCAGGTGAATCAGGTGCAGGAAAAAGTTATTTCTGTGCAGGTAATATTGTAAAACACGCACAAGATCAAGGTATCTTTGTAGTTCTTATTGACTCAGAGAACGCACTTGATGAAACATGGCTACAAGCATTAGACGTTGATACAAGTGAAGATAAACTTCTTAAACTTAATATGTCAATGATTGATGATGTAGCAAAAACAATATCAACATTTATGGCAGACTATAAAGCAATGGCTGAAGAAGATCGTCCGAAAGTATTGTTTGTAGTTGACTCACTAGGTATGTTGCTTACACCTACTGATATGGATCAATTCCAAAAAGGTGATATGAAAGGCGATATGGGTCGTAAGCCTAAACAGTTGACAGCACTAGTACGTAACACAGTTAACATGATTGGTAGTTACAATGTAGGACTAGTATGTACAAATCACACTTATGCATCACAGGATATGTTTGATCCAGATGATAAGATTAGTGGCGGACAAGGTTTTATCTATGCATCAAGTATTGTTGTTGCAATGAAAAAACTTAAATTAAAAGAAGACGAAGGCGGCAATAAGATATCTGAAGTACGTGGTATCAGAGCTGGCTGTAAGGTAATGAAGACTAGATATGCAAAACCTTTCGAAGGTGTGCAAGTTAAGATTCCATATGAAACTGGAATGAATCCTTACAGTGGTCTTATTGAACTGTTTGAAAAGAAAGGCTTGTTAGAAAAACAAGGCAACAGACTAAAATATGTTGACTTGAAAGGTGAAGAACATCTCGACTATCGTAAGGCATGGATGGAACCTGAAAAGATGGATATGATTATGTCAGAATACAATGAGAAAACTGCACCTGTGGTAAATACCCAAGATGATGAGCCGGTTGAAGAAGCGGTTGAATTAGTTACTAACGAACAGGAGTAAATGTTATGGATAGCAGTTTAGTTGTGGATATGTGGAACACGTTTAAAGATAGTATTGACAAGAAAACTATCGAGACTGTTGCAGAAACTTATGTAGATACATGTGCTGATTACGGAGCAGATGATCAAACATTTAGAGATGCATTAGGAAGTTGCGATGTTCTAGATCAAGCAATTAATTATTATCTAGATCTTGATGAAGAAGATCCGGATGATGAAGATGATTGGGAAGATTAAATGGGATATTACTCTGAAGTAGCTAGAGATATAAACAAAATACCCGAAGCAATTAAGTTCTTTGAAGATCAATTAATTGAAGCCAGAGGTGAAGTAAAACTGAAAGGCAACGTTGAACGTGCCGCGGCAGAAATGCCCGGCATCGTTGAACATAGATTTAATCAACTCCAAGAAATTGAAGCTATTCTTAATTACCTAAATATTGAGCTACGCAGACTGCGTAGTTCATTTTTCAAAAAATATCTTGAAAATTATCAACGTGCTTTGTCTAGCAGAGATGTTGAGAAGTATGTTGACGGCGAAGCAGACGTTGTTGACTATGAAAAGATTATTAATGAGTTTGCACTACTACGTAACAAATGGCTAGGCTTGTTAAAAGGTCTTGATCAAAAACAATGGCAAATTACAAACGTTGTTAAATTAAGAGTTGCGGGTATGGAAGATGCCAGCCTATAAATTTCAAGTACCAGCTAATTCAAAAAGATTACGTGGACAACTCTTTATAGACTTATATAGAAACTACGATACTATAACAATTGAACGTCCAGAAGAAATACAATTAGACAGATTTTTAGCATTTAGTCATCCTTTTGATGATTGGGTGTTTGATGCTATATCAAGAGATAGACGCATTAATTTTTTTCATATAGATAATGGTTACATAGGTAATCATAGACATAAAACTCCAGAGTATTATAGAATAAGTTACAATTCATTACAGAATACAAAAGTACGTCCTCCTATAGGTGAAAGCAGAATTGGACTTTTAGAAATGGACGACAAGTTATGGCAAGACTGGAATGAAGAAGGTGATTACAATCTTTTAGTAATGCCTAACAATAGTAATATATTTAAATACTTAGGACAAGATTATCAAACGTGGCGTACAGATACTGTTAGACATTATGATGCTCTTCCACAAAAATTAGTAATAAGAGAGAAAGAAGGAAAACGTAGACAACGTTTTCAAGAGATTTTACCTATGATGCAAAATGCAAAAAAAGTTATTACATATCATAGTATGGCAGTAGTTGAAGCATTGTGTTTAGGTAAACCTATTGAAGTATTAGGACAAAGTGCAGTTGAACATTGGCAAGGACAGTTTGGATTTGACAGACAGCCTATGTTAGAACATATTGCACATAGTCAGTTTAGTAGAAAAGAATACGAAAACGGTACTGCATGGAATATAACATTTAAGTATCAGGTAGAGAATGATGTATAATGAAGTAGATGGTTGGCGTTCTATAAAGAACGATATATGTTTAAAAAGTGCAAAAAAACAAGGCAATGGAGATATAAACAATTATCAAAACATTGAGCTTGTAACTGCAATGAGCTATTGTGCAAAATGGCGCACTGCTGTTGATGTAGGTGCTCATGTAGGTATTACTGCATATCAAATGTGTAGAAGTTTTGAACATGTACATGCATTTGAAATTCATCCTAAAATTTATGAATGCATGAATTATAATTTAGAAAAACGTAATGTTACAAATGTAACAACATATCCTGTAGGTCTTGGTGCAAGAGAAGAATCTGTTTCAATAAAAACTACGAATAAAAGTTTTAGTACACATGTACACCCTAGCCAACGAGAAGGTGATATTCCAGTAAAGCCTTTAGACTTTTATAATTTAGAAAATGTAGATTTTATAAAAATTGATGCAGAAGGTTATGAACCTTTTGTAGCACAAGGCGGATATAATACTATTGAAAGATGTAAGCCTATTATATTATACGAATGTAAAGATCATCCTGCACGTTATGGCTTTCATGCTGATAGCATTAGACAAATACTTGCTCCACTTGGTTATAGAATGATAAGAAAAATTGGTAGAGGTGAAAAAAATGCTATCATAGGATACAGACCAGGGATAGCAATTGATGTTTAGATTACCGCCATTACAAGGAGAATGTTCTCCTGCACATCAACAAGACGTAATATATTTTAGTTGTGATTATGACTATTTTTATAAACATGGATATGCTCTTGCTAAAAGTATTTTTGGTACAATAGGTTGGATACATGTACACGTACATATTATAAATGAAGGAAATATAAATCATCAAGTATTAAAAGAATTTACAAAACATAATAAATTTACATATACTTGGGAAGATGTAAACAACGATTTCTATGTTAACTTACGCAAAGATAAACATCGAATGCGTGAGGGAATGAGTATATTTAAAACTGCTGATATGGATTACATTGCAAGACGTACATATCTAGCAAGTGTTAGATTTATGCGTCTTAATCAATTATTTAAAAATCAAGACACACATATATTACAAATTGATTGTGATAGTGTACTTCGTAATGGTTTTCATCAATCTAAATTTAGAGACTTAACAAAGTTTGTAGGAGTTATGCCAAAACCAAAAGATCCAGCAGTGTTTATTGCAAGTGCATTAACATTGGGTTTAGGTCCTAATGGAATGCAATTTAGAGATTTATTTGCAACTAGACTTATAGAAGGTTTTGAAAAAGGGTGCTATTGGTATATTGATCAAGATGTGCTAAAAAACGTTGTACGTGAATGGAAGGTTGATTTTAATTTGCCATATAATAATATTCCTTATAAATGGAATGCTTGGGGTATTAAGAAAGATGATATCTTCAGTACAGGCAAAGGTAATAAAAAGAACGATATAAAATATAAAGCGGCTCAACTTAAATGGTTACCTAACGATTTGTACCATAAAACGTTAGAAGAGATAGCCAAGGTAAAAGATGGAAAATAATCAAGGTTTTGTAATTTATTTGTCAAATTATCCTGATAGCGTAAGTATGGCAAATCGTGCTATGGAAACGGGCACAATGCGTGGTTGGAAGTTACAACTATTTGAAGGTGTAAACGGAACACAAACTGGCCTAGCCGATTATAATTTAAAACCTAATAGTCACAAAAAAGCAAAAAGATTATTAGAACGTCCGGGTACACAAGGTTGTTTTCTTAGTCAATGGTTATTGTGGCAAAAATGCTACGCTACAAATACGCCCATTTGTATATTTGAACATGATGTGGTATTCGAAAAACCAATGGGACAATATATCGATTGTGATGTATATAAGTTTGAAGGATTCAATAAAGCCAAACCAATTCCGGCAGGTAATTGGTATGAAGGTGCAAGAGCATATCGAATTACACCAACAGGTGCTAAAAAAATATTAGACTGGGTAGATGCTAACGGTGTTATGCCTGCTGATTGGATGTTATGTGATGGTATAGTAGATATGCAGTTCGATAAGTACAACAAAGTTACATATAAAACTAATGTAAGTTTTACAAAGGATTTATCATGAAGAGAATGATTTATCAAGTAGCAGTTGGTGCACAAAGCAAACTGTACTTGCATTGTATTGAAAGCGTCAGACAATATTGCTTAAAATATAACATTGAACATATTGTACAAAACGAACCAATCTTAAAAATTAGACCAGATATGACTCGTACAGGACGTAGTAAAGAAGCTGTAGAACGGTTAGGTTACATGCCTATATACGAAAAAGAAAATGCATTTACACACTTGCACAAATACGATCAAGTTGCTATAATAGATAGTGACATTTATATTAGACCAACAGCACCAAATATATTTGAAGACCTGACTGAAGAATATGCGTTTGGCGCAGTAGCAGAACGTGAACTGCCTTGTGCAAAAAAGTATAAAAGTAAAATTAGAAAATACAGCAAGGCCGCATTTGAAAATTTAAAAGATGTAGATTGGAAATGGAATGAGCTTGGTGCTGAATTTTACAACATGGGAATGATGGTTATAAACAGCCAAAAGTTTTTGCCTTATCTTAAAGGGCAAACTGCTGAACAGTTTATACGAAGGCCAGAGTTCAAAGATTTTGTTGACGGCATTGGTTATCGTAAATGGTCAACTGATCAAATGTTGTTGAACTATTGGGTGAAGAAAGAAAAAATTCCTACGCTTAATATGGACTGGCGATGGAACGGATTATTTAAGGGTATAGATGACAAGCAAATACCTAAAGCGTATTTCATACATTTTTTCCTTAAAGACTTACTCCCACAAAAAGGCGAAAACGTACAAGACTTAATGAGTGTAATAAATTGAAACATTTAGTAATGAGAGCATACAGCACTGTTAAGAAAAACTTTCATTACGGTGCACCAGGTTTAGGAGATAGAATACACAGTATTCTGCTTTCGTATAATTATGGACTAATGGAAAATAGTCCTGTAACATTACATCTTACAAAGTATCAGTGGAATAGACACAAGCCGGAAAGTTGGCCAGAAATAATAAATTTGTTTCCTAAAGATAGTGTTGCAATAATGCCACACCTTAACTGTGAACCAAAAGATAATATTGACTTTGTAAACTACGTAAGACAGCAAGGTTATGATGCACACGCACAAGTGTACGCAGACTATCCGCAACGCTTTGAACCAAAAGAAGGTATAGATCTTACTGCCTACTTGCGTTATTTTCCACAACTTGATGCACAACCACAAGACATTAAATTACCTAAAAAATTTATTACTGTACAATTTGATAGTACATCTAAGAAGCGTATGATTAAGCCAAAACAACGACAAGCAATACTCGACAAGTATAAAGACTATGAAGTAGTAGTTGTAGGTGGCGAATCAAAAGATGTACTACTAAGAGATAGCTTGAAACATATTGCATATGCAATGTCAAAGGCAACTTACCATGTTGGTGTTGACAGCGGATTTCTACATATGTCACAAGTTTACTTTGCTCCAGAGAACATTCACATATATACTTTAAGTCCTAAAGACCGCTGGAGTCATCACATGCATAGGGCTAAAGACAACGGGATTAGAATAAATGATGGTATCAATTGAAGTATCTGTTGGTGAATTATTTGATAAAATTACTATACTAAAAATCAAACAAAAGAAACTTACAGATAAAGAACAACTAGAAAACGTAAACAAAGAACTTGCATATTTAGAAAGCAAAGCATTTAGTAACGATCCAGAAGTTAATGCACTAGTTGCAGAATTAGAGTCAATTAACGAACAACTTTGGGATATAGAAAATGGTAAACGTAAATGCGAAGCTGATAAAATTTTTGGTGCAAAATTTGTTAGACTAGCAAGAGACGTATATATAAAAAATGACGATCGTGCTAAAATTAAAAAAATGATTAATGTGATTACAAATTCAGATGTTGTAGAAGAAAAGGATTATACAAAGTACTAATGAAAAAACTTTTTATACATATTCCAAAAAATGCAGGCATGACTATTCGCGGCAGTGAAGTATTTCAAGATAAGATTGTTCCTGTACATCGAAAATGGATTGCAAACTTTAAAGATTTTAATAATACTATGAAAGAGTATGGCGAGCGTGATGTTAAAGGAGTAGAACATGCACGTTGGAGAGATGTTAATTGTGTTATTACAGATCAATATCAAGCATTTGCCGTTGTACGCAATCCATGGAGCAAAGTTGTTAGTAGATATTTGTTTGCTAAAGAAGCAGTACAAAGAGGAAATATTGATCCATCATATGCTGATACACGATCATTAGAACATTTTTTATATGAACGTGGCAAATGGATTGATAAAAAATATACATGGTATAGAGCTATTAGAGGTTGGCATCCGCAATTAGATCATGTTACTGATAGTAACGGTAAAGTTCGTTGTGATATATTACGAGTGGAACATCTAAAAGAAGATGTGCTTAAATACTTTGACATGACAGAAATGCCTAGATCAAGGAATGTTACAAGTATAAAGGAAGACTATAGGACTTTATATAACAATAGCACTTATGAAAAAGTTGCTGACTGGTATAAAAAGGACATTGACTATTGGGATTTTGATTTTGATACAGGTGCAAGGAAAAACGTATGGAACTTAACAAGTATAAATTAGTTGTATTCGGATGTAGTTTTACATTTGGTCACGGTCTACCTGATTGCTTAGACGTAAATGAAAAAGGTCCAGGAACCTTACCTAGCAAAATGGCTTGGTCAAACCATTTGCAAACATTTGGTAAATTTCATTCGTTAGATAATAAAGGTATACCGGGTGCTAGTAATAAAATAATCTTAAATGAAATAGTCAATTATGATTTTAATGAACCTACAATAGTTATTGTACTGTGGAGTAATTTTGAACGCAAAACTATATTCAAAGAATATAAACCTTACAATGCAAGATTAAGTATAGGTGGTAATTTTAGTGATCATAAATTGCATATGATGCCAGCATTCATTTATAAAGATCATATGCCTGAAGATTTTTGGAGAGGCTTTACACCTGAACAAAAAGATAATTATGCTAGATTAATACACCAATGGTACACAGATTATCATTACGATCATGACTGTGTATATGAAAATACAGTGCTAATAAATTATGCACACGCATATATGAAAAGCAAAGGTGTCACAGACTTTCATCTTATTAATAAACATTCTATTAACAAATATAAAAATGTTTTTAATAATATGAAAATTGATACTCTACAAGCAAAAACATTTCATCACATGAAAGACTTCCACATTGACGATGGACTAGATAAACAAAGACACACTAGGCCTCATCCAGGAGTAAAAAGTCAAGTTCATTTTGCAAAAAATATAATGAAATGGTTCTTTAAATGAATATAGCAATATGTGTCAGTGGAATAAATGACAAACAAAGCAATATAGTAGAAGAACTA